AGAATGTCGCCTTGGAATTTAGTTAATCGTGAGGAGATTGTTGTAAGAGGTAGACCACAAACGGTTTATAAGTTGTTTGGTATTACTATGTTAGATTACCTTGACTTATATAAATGGTTTATTCCTACACGACAAGAAAGTTATAGACTAGATTTTATTGGTGAACTAGAACTTGGCCGTGGTAAAGATGAAATGCCATACGATACATTTAAAGAATGGTATACTAAAGACTTTCAATCATTTGTAGATTACAATATTCAAGACGTAGAAATTGTTGACGCATTAGAAGATAAACTAGGTTTAATTGACTTATCATTGACCGTTGCATATGAATCAAAAGTAAACTATGATGATATATTTTCGCAAGTAAGAGTATGGGACACATTGATTGCAAACCATTTAATGAAGAAGAAGATATGTGTACCACCAAGAGAAGAACATAGTAAAGAAACAAAATACGAAGGCGCTTATGTAAAAGAGCCACAACTTGGTCAACACAAATGGATTGTTTCATTTGATATTAACTCTCTATATCCACATATTATTATTCAATACAATATTTCGCCAGAGAAGATACTAGGTGAAAGTAGCCACGGTATAAACGTAAATAAAATGATTGATATGAAAGTACCACTTAATTATCTTAAAACAGAGGGTGCTTGTATTACACCAAACGGTGCAAAATTTAAAAATGATAGTCAAGGTTTCTTACCTGAAATGATGGAAACAATGTACAATGAACGTGTCATTTATAAGAAACGTATGTTAAAGGCAAAGAAAGAATATCAAAAAACAAAAGACCCTAAACTGGTAAAAGAAATATCTCGTTGTCACAATATTCAATGGGCAAGAAAGATTGCCTTAAACTCGGCTTATGGTGCAGTAGGTAACCAATATTTTAGATACTATGATGTAAGACAGGCAAGTGGTATTACCACGGCAGGTCAGTTTATTATTCGTTTCATTGAAGGTAAAATGAATGATTATTTAAATAGAGTATTACAGACAAAAGATAAAATAGATTATGTTGTTGCGTCTGATACAGATTCAATTTACGTAACCTTGGACAAACTTGTAGAAAAAACTTGTCAAGGTAAAACAAACGACCAGATTACAGACTTTATAGGTAGAGTATGTGATAGTAGATTAGAGCCTGAAATTGAAAAATGGTTTGCTGAACTATCTGATTATTCAAACGCTTTTAAAAATGCAATGGTGATGAAACGAGAAGTTATTGCCAACAAAGGTATATGGGTTGCGAAGAAAAGATATATGTTAAACGTTATTGATGAAGAAGGCATTAGATTGTCTGACCCTAAACTTAAACTTATGGGTATTGAGGCAGTTAAATCATCAACACCACAGGTTTGTAGAGTTAAAATTAAAGAAGCAATTAAAACTATTATGTCAAAAGAAGAAACAGATTTACATAAGTTAGTTGCCGATTTTAGAAAAGAATTTATGAAATTACCGGCTGAGGCGATTGCTTTTCCTAGAAGTTGTAATAACTTGAAGAAGTATCGTGATAATGCAAACATCTTTATCAAAGGTACACCTATTCACGTTAAAGGTGCGTTGATATATAATCATCAAATAAAAGAGTTTGGTTTAAAGAATAAGTTTCCTTTTATACAAGAAGGAGATAAGATTAAGTTTATTAAACTAATACCAGCCAATCCATTTAAGTTTGATGTAATAAGTTATATTACTAGTTTACCAAAAGAGTTTAAACTAGACCAATATATAGATAGAGATACACAATTTGAAAAGACCTTTTTGGATCCTATGCGATTTATATTACAAGCAATCGGTTGGGAACACGAACCAAAGGCAAATTTAGAGGCATTTTTTGGATGAAAAAATTTAAAGATAACATAGATGATTTTTTTAAATGGGTAAAAGGAACCGAACTGGTTGAACTTGATGACATAGATGTGTCAGAGGATCCTGTTAGACCAGAATTAACTTTAGGTTTTAGAATAATGCACGGCCGAAAAATATTTGGTCTAAAGTATAATGAAGAAATTGAGGCGATTGTTTGTGTTGCATTATGTCCCGAAGTACCATATACGGTAAGAGAAATGGATTATATGTCTCAAGCGGCCAATCAAGATGGTCAAAGAGGTGAAATAATTGTAGCATACACCGTATGGTCAAGAAAAAGAGGTGCAGGTAAAGAGATAATAACTAAATTAAGAGATTGGACTATAAAAAATAATTTTAAAAGATTGGTTACTTTATCACCATTGACACCAATGGCTACACATTTTCATATTAAAAATGGTGCAAAACAAGTACATATAAATGATGAGACACAAAACTTTGAATATAAACTTTCCGAATAAAAAATATGGTGTGATATATGCCGACCCACCTTGGTATTTTAAATCAAGGTCAAAGAAAGGTGAGGGTAGAAATCCTAATCAACACTATAATTGTATGGAACTAAAAGACATATGCGATTTACCTGTTAAAGATATAGCAGCTGACAACTCTGTATTATTAATGTGGGTAATTGACCCTATGCTAGACTTAGCATTTGATGTTATAGAGGCTTGGGGTTTTCAATACAAGACCGTAGGTTTTACTTGGGCAAAAACAAATAAAACAAATATGGGAATGTTTACCGGTTTAGGTTATTGGACTAGAGGCAATCCCGAAATGTGTTTACTTGCAACAAAAGGTAGACCAAAAAGAATTAATAAAGACGTAAAACAATTAGTAGTTTCTCAAAGAGAAGAACACTCAAAGAAACCTTTAATGCATAAAGAGATTGAAAGGTTAGTTGGTGGTCCTTACATAGAGTTATTTGCTAGAAACAAACCATATAAAAATTGGGATTATTGGGGTAATGAGGTATGAACGTACAATTAATAGATAAAATGGGTAATGATTTATCGGTAGTTAACGCTGCTCGTGTTTCATTTGCTAAAAGAAAAGAACAAATAGATGAGAAAGATGAAAGACTAATTAAGTATTTGGCTGAACACGACCATTGGTCGCCTTTTGGTCATACTAGTTTACAATTCTTAATCAAAGCACCTATATTTGTTGCACGTCAATTAGTAAAACATCAAGTTGGTTTAGTGTGGAATGAAGTCAGTAGAAGATACGTAGATGATAAACCAGAATTTTATATACCTTTTCTATGGCGTAAAAGAGCAGAGGATAAAAAACAAGGCTCTAGTGATGAAGAAGTTGAATACGATATTACAGATTTAATTAAAACAGCTAAAGAATTTTATAGTGAAATGTTAGAGGCTGACATAGCACCAGAAATGGCAAGAATGGTATTGCCTCAAAATATGATGACAGAATGGTATTGGTCAGGTAGTTTAATGGCCTTTGCAAGAGTTGTTAATTTAAGAATCAAAGAAGATACACAAGCGGAGACTAGAGTTGTTGCAACGCATATTGAAAAGCATTTGAAAGACCACTTTCCAATAAGCGCAAAACACCTATTAAAATAATGGAATTATTACTGGTTGCCATATATCTAATTATCTGTTATAGTGTACCACTAATCTTATTAAAAATGTGGAATGATGAAGACCCTAACTAGAGAAGAAGCACTACATTGTGCTGGTATATTTAATGATTACTTCGGTCAATTTAATCGTATTGACCAGTATATGCGTGACCAAAAGATGGCACAAATAGACTCAATAGCACAACCACTTCCTGGTATGGGTTTTGATTCAGATATGTTTGATGATTTCACAATGTCACCAGAGGTGATGGATTTAGAAGTTGTTGAACTAGACAACAGCACTTGGGATAATTGTATCAATATGATTTCAAGTCATAGTAATATGGTAAGTATACCTGGAAAGGCATTGAAACTTGCAGTTAAAGAAAAAAATACAAATAAGTTTGTTGGCTTTATGCGTTTTGGTAGTCCTGTTATTAATTGTAAACCACGAAATGACTTATTGGGGAATGTACCCGATTTAAAAGTATTTAACAAAACAGCTATTATGGGTTTTGTAATTGTACCTTGTCAACCATTTGGTTATAATTATCTAGGTGGTAAATTGTTAGCTGGTTTATGTTGTTCTCACGAAGTTAGAGAAAAATTAAACAAGAAGTATGATATGAACTTGGTAATGTTTGAGACTACAAGTTTATATGGTAATACAAAAGGTGCCTCAATGTATGATGGTATGAAACCTATGTTGAGATACAAAGGTAATACTATTTCAGATTTTATACCAATGTTGCACGGCAAACCATACCTAGATATGGTAGAGTATGTTGAAAACATTGTAGGTAAAGGTGAGTTAGTAAAAGAAGACGCTTCTAGTAGAAAGTTAAAAATGACCACAGCTATTATTGGTCTTGCAAAAAGAGCATTAGAAGGAGATGAACTTAAAAAATTTAATCAAACCATTGCAAATGCAAAGAATTTAACTGAACAAAAAAGATATTATGTATCTAACTATGGTATTGAGAACTATATAGATATAGTAAATGGTAAAACTGATACAATAGTTAGAGCAAAAAACTATGAACGGTATTACGACAATGAGATTATAGAATGGTGGCGTAAGTTAGCTACTAAACGTTTTTACAAACTACAAGAAGAAAAGCGTTTAAGAAGTGAACTAGAAGTATGGACAAAAGATAGTAATATAGATATTATCCGTTAATGAATGAGAATAACAATATTCAAACAACCAAAGTACATATATTTGGACTTCTCGCCGGATAAGCTTGACATTATCAAGCAATTTTGTTATAATGAAAACATAAAATGGTATACTATAACTTATACCGACAAGGAGATTGAAGAATATGAGCGACTTTTTAAAGGACATAATTAAAGAAACAGGTAATGAATATGCGACACTAGCTAAAGACGGAGTGTCAGGCGGTGATGTAGATTCTTTTATAGACACCGGTTCATATTCATTTAATGCTTTGTTATCAGGTAGTATCTATGGTGGTCTACCTAACAATAGAATTACGGCAATCGCCGGCGAAGCTGCAACAGGTAAAACTTTCTTTGCATTAGGCATAGTAAAACACTTTTTAGATAGTGACAAAGACGCAGGTGTAATTTACTTTGAATCAGAAAATGCAATATCAAAAGATATGATTGAGAGTAGAGGTGTTGACAGCTCAAGAATAGTTGTAATGCCAGTTGCAACGGTACAAGAATTCAGAGCTCAATCAATTAAAGTGATTGACAAATATTTGGAACAACCAGAAGCTAAAAGAAAACCTATGTTATTTGTATTAGATAGTTTAGGTATGTTATCTACTACAAAAGAAATGGAAGATACGGCTGCTGGTAAAGAAACTAGAGATATGACAAGAAGTCAAATTGTTAAATCTACTTTCAGAGTGCTGACTTTAAAACTAGGTCAAGCAGGTGTTCCTATGATAATGACTAATCACACTTATGATGTGATTGGTTCTATGTTTCCACAAAAAGAAATGGGTGGCGGTTCAGGTTTGAAATACGCTGCTTCATCAATCATCTACCTAGGCAAAAGAAAAGAAAAAGATGGCACAGAGGTAGTTGGTAATATTATTCATTGTAAAAATTATAAGTCAAGAATAACAAAAGAGAATGCTCAAATAGATGTAAGACTTTCATATAAACAAGGTTTAGATAGACATTATGGTCTGTTAGAACTAGGCGAAGAAGC